GGTTCATCAGAAGGACGATCTCGTAAAGTATTATGACCTCTTATAGTATTTTCTATATCATTACGTAAAAAAGCTAGTTGTTGTTCTTGAGTACCATCTCTAGGAAAACCTTCTTTGTTTCTAAGAATGTTATAAGCATCTCTATTTCTGTTATTTTGTAAGATAACATCAAGAGGTTCTCTTTCCATAGCTGTAGCTAAGTTTTGTTTCTTAGCAATACTTAATTGTAAGATACGAAGTTCTTCTGCTTTTTGCCTGTCACTTAATAATCTATCTTGACGTTTTTGTCCTTCAATAGACATAGTAAGTTGTTCACGATTACGAACATCAGGTAACTCTTCTTCAAGTCTTGAACGAGTTTGTTTAGCTTCCATCTTAGCAAGATCAATCTCTTGTTCAGATTTAATTACAGCATCCGTAGGTGTAGTTCTAGTCTCACCAGTCTCAAACACTCTACCTCTGTTTTGAAGTTCTTGAGCTTGAGTTAATTCTTCTTGGAATAGATCTTGTTGTTCAGGGGCAGCACGTTCTTGAGTTGTAGTAGTACGATCTGTTGTACGATTAATAGTACGATCAGCTTCAAGACCTTGTGCTAATCTAGTTTCATATGCCGCAGTTCCAGGAACTCTAGAAATAAGGTTAGAAGCTAACTTGTCAGCATGACGAGTAATAGCTGTAGGCTTAGCAGCAATAGCACCAAATGCAGTAGCTTCTGCAATACGTTGAGGATTTAATTCACCACCAGATAATGCTTCAGAACCAGCTTCAATACCACCAGAGACACCACCTAATGTAGCTCGTTGAGCAAGAGGAGAGATTACTTTACCACCAGGAAGAGTAATATTAGCTAATGAACCTGGTCTAAATAATGCAAGATTACCAGTTAATTCACCAGCATATGAGGATTCAGGATTAGCTTGCATTTCTTTTTGACGAGTAGCTTTATCATAACCAATAGCTTCTTTAACACTTTCTGGTACAAACTCATCATAAGCAGCACTAACAGCTTTTTCACCACCTAAGTAACCACCAATACCACCTACAAGTCCTAATACAGGGGATGCAATAGGAGCATAAGGGCCTGCTAATAAACCAACTTCAGCACCTAATTCAGCACCAAGTGCCATAGCAGGAGAAGCAGCAATAGCTTTAGATGCACTACCTGCAAAAGATTTACCAAATGATTTAAGAGCACTAATCTCTTCTTTAGGTTTAACACCTTTAAGATATGGGTTTTCTACAGGAATCCCTTTTCTATAAGGATTCTCCGTTTGATCTTCAGGTTGAGAAACCACCGTTTTTGCTTTAGATGAAATACCTTTAAGATAAGGATTGTCGCTATTATCAGGCCGATCTAACACCTGTAAAGGTTGTGCTGTATCGGCTTTACCTGCAGTATCCTGCATTGTGGCTTTTAAAGTTTCCTCTACCCATTCTTGGGATCGTTTTGGTTGTGAATAAGGACTAGATGGAAGACTTGCCCAGACTTTACCTAACTTTGCGTTAGCAGCTTGATAGTCTCCCTTTTCAATATCTTCTAATGCACCTTTATCTTCAATAAGTTTAAGTGCTATTTTCTTTTGACTTTCAGGACTAAAGTCAGTAACCCCTACTTTAGGAGCTACTTCATCATAAGTTGATTTAGTTATTTGAAACTTTCCTGCAGCCGTAGAAGGGCCTTCCTTGGTAGTTGTACCTACAACTCCAGGGTGTTTAGAAAAGTCTTTGAATTTACCACCACCTACAATAGTATCATAGTCAGCACCCTCAGCTTTTGCTAAGAACTCTAAGTAAGCATCTATATTAGATTGAGCTTGAGATGAAGAGGCAGGTGTATCAATTCCTTTTAAATAAGGATTTAATTCAGCCATTAAAACTCCTTTATTTATTTCTTAGGATTTTCACCGTATTTTTTACGGTATTGTTCCTTAGTAACCATTTCACCAGAAATAGGATCTCTAAAGTATTCTACGTTTCTTGAAGGTTGACGTTGAGTAACATCTACTTTAACACGTTCAGTAGTACCTTCTTCTGGTGCTTTAAGAACTTCTCGAGTATCTACAGGTTTTTTACCTGGAGTATTTAATTTAACATAGTCTTCTAGTTTTAAACCTGGATGTAACTCTTCAAAGTTCTTTTTAATAAGTTCAAGTTGATCAGGGTTACTATTAATAGCACTTACTAATTGAGTAATAGATTGACGTGATAACTTAGAACCAGACTCTGCTTTTTTAGTATCAGTTTCTATTTCTTTTAAATCTTTAGTAGGAATATACTTTTTAACATTAGCAGCATGTTCTTCAGCAGCAACTAATCTATCTTGAAGATTAGTACGTTGTTGTGTTAAAACTTGAGCTTCACGTTGAGATTCAGCAGGTGACATAATATTACCAAAATCATCTTTAATGACAGCACCACTCTTAATTAAATCTAAACGGTCTTGAATCATTTTAAGATCTTTTTGAGTATTCTTAACAGTTTGATTAGCCATGTCAAAGTTAGTTTTAATAGCTTTTATGTCAAGAGATCTTGATTTAAGGTCACGATCCTCAGTATGCCAACGATCTTTCATTTTCATTGTTTCGTCTTTTTGAGCTAACGTTCTATTAAACTGAGCTTTTTTAGCTTCAACTTTCATAATTTCAAGATCAGTCTTAAGTCTGTCTTTAGTTGAGATAGCATCATCAACAACCATTTGAGCAGCTTGAACTCGTTGTGATGGACTCATTCTTTGATATTGATCTAAATCAGGAACACCTAAAGCATGTGCTCTAATTAAAGTTTGATTAAAAGCAAAATCATCATCAACACCGTTTTCAATAGCCTTTAAATATGATTGAGCTAATCCTGCTTTAGTTTCCAAAGCTTTGCTTACAACTTTGTTATACTCATTAGTAGCTTCATAGTAATTCTTTTGAGTTTCAACTGCTTTAGTTTCAAAGTTTTGAGCTTCTTTCCAAAGACCTTTAGATCTCATTTCATTAGCTGTCTTTTTAATACGAGCTAATTCTTCTTGATTAGAATCTACTTTATTCTTAGCTGAAGTAATCTCAGCAATAGTTTTATCATAGAAACTAGATTCTCTAGGTTGTTGAGACTTCTTATAGTCATTTAAAATACTATTGTATTCATCTTCTGTTTGTGCAGATGCTAGTTTATTTTTAACTTCTTGTGGAGCATTTGCAGCATAGTCTTGAGTAATAGTAGCTTGATCCTGTGTAATAGCATTAGGCATAGCAGGACCTTGTGGATGCTCTACAGGTTGAGCACCAGCAGGGTAACCATTCATTACATTATAATTAGGAGACTGTTGAGTTACAGGTTGAGTAGTATTAAATGGAGAAGTACCAATAGGAGTAGTATTTTGAATAGGTTCTCCTGGTTGATATGGATATGTAGTTACATCACCGTCTTGCATACCTCTTGGTTGAATTTCTTCATTAGTAGTGCCTGGAGTCATAGCAATAGCACCTTTAGGCATCATTACTTGTTGACCACCAAAACCAGTTTGTTGTGTATAATCAACAGGTACAGGTTGATTACCTACAAAACCATCAGGAACAATAGGTTTAGCTTCAGGTTTATCATAGTTTCTATTGTAAATTTCAGTAGCTTGTTTTTCCCTATTCTTTTCGTCTAGGTATTTTCTTAATTGAAGACCAGCTTCAAATCCAGAACTAAATGTCATGATATAATCCTTTAATTAAATAGGTAATTTAGAGTAGTCAACAGTATAACCAAGACTAGTTAAAGTTACCGCATGCTTATATTCAGGCATTTTAAGAAGGTCTTGTGCAAGAACACCAATAGATTTAACATGTGACCAGATATAATTAAAGCTATAGATTTTAATACCTTTAACTGTTTTAATATGTTTAATATTTGTTTTAAGATTTTGGTCAGAAAATATAGCACCAACAGCTGTACCAGCTACGTTCCACAATGGGTTAGCACCTTGTGAAGAACTTGTTGTTGTTGAGTTTTGACCTAAACTAATACCAGCACCAGAAGGAGCAGTTAAACTACCAATTTGATTATTAATATAGTTTTGTGCATAACCTTGACCATAGTTTTGTAAAGCAATATTTTCATAACCTGAAGGACCTGCACCAGTAGCTCTAAAACTTCTATTTAAAGCTTCAAGGCCTTGATTAAATCCAAATTCATAACCTGGTTGGTTTTTAACATTAGCTATAGTTGAAGGATCTCCTGATACATACTTCCAAAGAAGGTCTTCATATTTTTGTCGTTTATCTACACCAAAAAAGTCAACAGCTTGTGAAGTAGAAGTTTGAGAACTACCTCCACCACCTTTACCTTTATTGTATCCAGGATGTTTTAATACACCTATTCCAAATCTATTGTTAAACATTATTACGTCTCCAAATTATATTCATATACTCGATAAGCTTCTTTCCATCCTATCGTTTTAAGAGGTTTAGTCCAACCACGTCTACCTGTAAACTCAATCTTAGAACATCCTTCTGCTTTGCCAAAAGCAGCCATAGCATCTACTATAGGTTGTTTCCAAGATTCTAAGTCTTTACCACCAATAAAATGTCCTATTAAAGTTTTAGTACCAGTGCTATAAAGTAAAAGCTCAGTATCAGCTGTAGCTACAATATCACCATCATCTGTAAATGCAATCCAAAGTTGATGTTCTTTATTTAAAACATTATTTTCAACTTCTTGAATATTAGTTCTACCTCCAGATAATACTGCTGCTTTTTCTAGATAGTGTTTTACTTTAGGAAATATAATATGTCTATGTTCTTTTGGTACTATAATTACATTCATTATTCTGTGCTTGGATCTAATCTACCATTAATATTAAATTCTACTTTTTCTAAACGTAAAGGATTATGTCCTTGATATAAAAACTCATAAGCTCGACGTCTAAATCTACCAAGTTGATATAAACAAGGTTTTTGTAATGATAATTGAACTTGCCTATACTGAGACCAATTAGTGTAGTCATCTTCTGTATGTCTTACATTCATAACATCATTAATGTTATCACCAAATATAGTTAACCCATATCCAGTTTTAAAAGCATATGTATCAAAATCCATACGATCTGTTACTATACGCATTCTAATAGGTCCAAAAGGATCTACATAGTTATCAGGACTTAAAGTAAATACTAAACCATTAATAGCATCTAATACATAAAAGTTACCACTATTAAATGGGAATTGAGTTACAAAAGAACATTCAAAGTAATGTTCATCTCCACCAATATAGTCAGTGCTTGTAGTCCAATAGTGCCATTGATCTTCTGATAAGTCATATACTAGTGTTACGTTTTGATCCGTAAGTACTAAACCATATAAAGTATGACCAGCAATTTTATATAACCAAGAGTATGTACCAGATAAATCACTAGCATTTAAGTAGTTTTCTACAGCTTTAGTAGATACTTTTCTAGGTTGAAGGCCTTCTAAGATCATTATAGATCTACCACCTTCAACAACAGTAGCCATCCAGATTAAAGTTTGTTCTGGGTTTTGAATTGAGTTACCATCAGCACAACCAATTTCCATATGAGCTGATTGGTTAATAGCTAATACAGATCCTTGAGAAGTACCTGCATCATAGAAAAAGTCAGCAGTCCATTCTTTAAAAGCAATAACATAGTTAAGATGTCGTGCAATTGCTTTACCTTTATCTGCTTCTGATTTAGCTGATGTATAATCTAAAGGATTCCAGTTACTTGGATTTTCATTAGCAGATTGAAAGATCTGACCTTCAGAATCCATTGCAAATACATAACCATCTAGGTATACTAAACCAGGAACAGGATTTGATGGAAAAGCATTTAAATAAGCACTAGCAGAAGCAGAGCTACCTGCACCTGAAAATACTACAGTTAAAGTACCAGCATAGTTAGAACCTGGGTTTGTTAAAGTAACATTAGTAATTGTACCAGCACCATCTGCAGTATAAGTTCCAACTGCACCTGATCCACTAATAGAACCAGTAATACTAAATGTACCTGTTGTAGGGTACCCAGTACCACCACTAATTAAAGTAACACCTGCTACTTGTTTTTGCATGTTGTAAATATTACCAGTAGCATCTAAATACCAACCAGTAACTTGATCATGAAATACCATGTAAGGATGTGGACTAGATGTATCTAAAGTATTTACCCAACTTACATTTTCTCCACTCATACCTGAAAGTTTAAGTACAGAGGTACCGCCAGTAATTTGATATAATTTAGCTCCAGCTGCAGCATATAAATTATTATTGTATGCCCATAAACCTTCACCTGTAGTAGGCAAAACAGGAGTAATAGGGTAAGAAGCTTTACCTGGACGTTTAATAGCTAACGTTTTACCATCAGCCATTGTTTCTTTAAAACAGTTAACCATCTTAGCATCCTTAAAAGGATCATTAGTACGCTGTTTTATAGGAGTTGTTAACGGAACATTAACAATTGCCATTATCGGAAGCTCCTGTTAAATCCTGCCCTTACATCAGGTTGGAAGAATGTTGAGGCCCACTCAATATCCCAATCCATTAATTCTTGTTTAAGCATATCTGCTTTTTGTTCATAATATTGTTTATCAGCTATAGTCTTTTCATAGTCTGATGCAAGTTCTGCAACTAGACCCCATTTAAGAGCTAAGAACCATTCTGAAGGAAAGTCAAAGTTTTGATTAGCACTTGTAATATCTTCAATTGGAGTTTGCACAAACATATGTAAATTATAGTTTTGAGCTGTAAAAGTATTAGGAGTTAAGAATACACTTATCTCTCCATAATCTCTCCAAGGTTTATAGTATACAGTATTTACGTTACCTTGTGATTGTTTAGAACCTAAAATATTATACTCTTGTTGTGAGATAATAGTCATAGGCATATCTGTAAACACACTAATAAGTGAGTCAACAGTTACTGTACAAGGACTAGCAAACGTGCCTCCTTGCATTGTTAAAACATCACCTACAGAGTAACCACTACCACCACTATTAGCAAGCATAACACTTGTAACAGTTGAACCAGTAAATGTTAAGTTAAATGTAGCACCTGTACCTGCACCAGCATAAGTAGAAGATACAGCATTAGTAGGTTGAACTGAATAAGAACCACCAGATAGTAATGAGATTTGACCTACTGATTGTGTGTTATTAGAAAGGTTTCTTAAATAACATTGAATAAGTCTTAATGGTTTAGAAGCATTATAATCATAAGCTACTGAAGGTCCAATAGTATAAGACGTTTGATTAGGAACTAAAGGTAATGTATACTCTTTAATAGTCCATAGTTTAATGCCTTCAGATTGCCATTTCTTTAAGATAAGGTTTAAAGAGAAAGAAGCATTCTCTAAAGCGTTAGGACCAGGGGTAGCACCTTCTTCAAGAACTGCTAAGCTACGTAGAGCAGCTTCAATAATCTGATCTCTGGTAACGGTAAATGTAGTAGTTCCTGAAGTAGCCATATTAGTCCTTAAATTTACCTAATAGTTTTTGTACTGTTTTAGTTTCATAGATGCGAATAGCTGTCCACACAATTGTAAATAGGGCAGCAATAGATGGTAATAATTGCATTAATGTACCTACAGCAGTTGCTATAGACGCTCCATCAATTACATGTTTAGTTGCATCACTGAGTGATTCATGGTGAGTCATTATAAATCCTTTGGTTCCCAGCCGTAGATCTCGGCTGTTTTATATGTTAGTTTATAGAAAGTTTTGTTATGGAGCTCATACCTATTACCTTGAAGATACATAATAAGATGCACCATTTCATGTGCCATAGTTCTCTCAAATGTTTGTAAATGACTTTGTTTAGCTGTACTAATTATTATACAATGAGGTTCAGGAGTATATTGTCCGTAAATCTCAGGGTCATTTACAACTATAAATTCTATCTCGGAAGGTCTTGGTAACTCATATTTGTTGAACGGTGGCAGTTGACTTAACATTCTATAGACTGCCTTACACGTCTCAACAGTTATGAGCTTCATTTTTTCTTAATATAAAATAAGCTTCGCTCACCAAATAAATAGAAACCTACAGCACTAGCAAAGTTATCTACTTCTTGAGTTGCAATATTATTAAGATGCATATATGCCCAAGTAGATAAAACAATAAGGCCAATAGCTGGTCTCATTAGTCTAGTAACTGCCTCTACCCAAGGGTAAGATGGGTTACCTGATCCTGCTTCGTTCATTACTTTAAAGAACTCAAGATCAATTTGTTTCATCTGAGCATACTGCTCGATTGTTGCTGGTTTAAAATCAGTAGGTGCTACAAAACGATTAATTAAAGACTTACCTAAGTCCATTACTACTGGAGCAAAGGCTGACAGTATTGTAATTGGATCCATGATTAGTTAGACCATAATTCAACTGGTTTAACAGGCCAAGTTATATCACCTGCTACTGGATTAACAGCTATAGCTCTTAATGC